TGAGGCTGAGGCCTTTAGGGATAGTGCTAAGGCATCTTTGTTCAATGTTCAGAAGATATACGAGCAAGTCGAATACAATCAAGACTTGTATCCATCCCCTGTTGTTGTAGGAAACTTTAACTGGTTGAACGGTATACAAGACAGCGAGGTAATCTTCAGCCCAGATCCCAACGGAAGATGGCGCATAGCCTGGATGCCACCAGTGGATATGCGAAACAAGAAAAAGCCAGAGAACGATTGGCTTGGATGTGCGGGAGTCGATAGTTACGATATTGATGCAACAGTAGATGGACGTGGCTCAAAGGGTGCGTGTCACTTCTACAATAAATTCAACATAGGACATCCGTCCAATATGTTTGTAGCAGAGTACGCGTCTCGTCCACCCCTGGCTAAGATATTCTACGAAGACATATTGATGGCAGCAAAGTTCTATGGCTACCCTGTTCTGATTGAGAATAACAAGTATGGAATCGCAAGGTACTTTGAGTCAAGGGGTTACGACCATTTCTTGATGGACAGACCTGCACACCTGGTGTCTAACTATGGTAGCAAGACCAAGACAAAAGGTATACCGTCTAACTCTGCTGATGTGATACAAGCACACGCACAGGCAATCGAGTCTTACATACATGCACATGTAGGTTTGAACGAGGAAACCCTGGAGTATGGTAAGATGTATTTCGAGAGAACACTCGAGGACTGGATTAACTTTAAGATAGACGACAGAACCAAGTATGACCTTTCCATATCAAGTGGACTGGCATTGCTTGCCGCTCAAGGACATAAGCCCGTTAAACCAAAGTCGGACTTCACTGGTAAGAAATTCTTCCGTAAAGGTCAGATAATTATACGGAGATAATAATAGGTATATTTGCAAAAGCAGCAATCTCGAGTATGAACACAGAATATAAAAATGGACAATCATCCTTTCCTGATCCGTTGGCGTCAACGAAGGAAAAGATGTGTATGCCCTATGGCTTGGAATACGCTAAAGCCATGTACGCTCAGTGGGTTGGTAGTGACTATCAAAATTCTTTATACGGTAAAAGAAACAGCGAGTTCGAGAGATGTAGAGATTACGCTCAAGGAACACAGGACACATCAATCTACAGACAAATCCTTAACTCACTGGAAAACAATAACGGCGACGGAACTCTACTGACACTGGACTACACTCCAGTTCCTATCGTTCCCAAGTTCGTTAAGATTGTAGTAAACAAGATTCTCTCAAGAGAACCATATCCACAAATCGAAGCGGTTGACCCGTTATCCAAAACAGAGAAGGATAAAAAGAAAAACGCCACAATATTGCGTATCGAGAATCGCGATATGATTGAAGAGGCGAAGTCACTCGGGCTTCGGGTGAAGCAGGATCCTGGTCAACTTCCAGAGACACCAGAGGAAACAGAAATCTTCTTAGACACAAACATCAAGACGGACGCAGAGATATCTGCTCAGATTGCTACCGAGATGACGTTGAAGTGGAACGACTTCAATCAGTCTATTTACCGTCGCTGTGTAGAAGACTTGGCTGTACTCGGTATGGGTGTAGCAAAAAGAAGTAACGACCCTAACTACGGAATCAAGGAAGAGTACGTTGACCCAAAGAAATTTGTACACAACTACACTGACGATCCAAACTTCAATGACCTAACATACGCAGGACATTTTAAGTACATCACTATTATGGACTTGAAGCGTATTGCGGGTGACCAGTTTACTGAGCAGCAGTACGAAGAGATTGCAAAGACCGTGATGAATAAGTACGGTAACAATCCTTCGCAGTTCTCTACTACAGGAACTGGATACGATAGACCAGGAACACGCTATCGTCAAGGGTACGATGAATACAAGATAGAGGTGATGGACTTTGAGTTCATGTCTATTGATGATATCATCTACGAGAAAAAAGAATCAGCATACGGAAACATAGGTTTCTATTACAAGGGCAATGAGTACAACGCACCTCAGCAATCTGTATACAACAGAGAGGCGGTGTACATGAAGAACGCAACGGTGTACGGAGGTACTTACATTGTAGGTACAGACCATGTGTTTAACTACGGCCCTAAGAAAAACATTCCTAAGAACGTACACGACATCTCACGTGCACGTTTATCCTACAGCATTGTCGCGACCAACATCCGTGGAATGATACCGAAGTCTATGGTATCCTCTGTTATCGGATTTGCCGACATGCTGCAGATTACACATTTGAAACTCCAACAGTCTATTGCTAAAGCAAAACCAGACGGCCTTATCATTGATATTGAAGGATTGGAAAACGTACAACTTGGAAGAGGTGGTGAACTACAACCATTGGAAATCCAAGACATCTACGAACAAACTGGTGTNNGTTCTACTATCGTAGCAAGAACCCAGAGGGTGGATTCCAAAACCCACCTGTTCGTGAAATCGGAAACAGAATCAGAAACATCCAGGAACTTGTAACGCTATACAATCACTACCTCAGCATGATTCGTGATGCTACAGGTATCAATGAAGTTATGGATGGAACTACTCCTAAAGGAGAGGCTCTTGTTGGTGTTAATCAAATGGCTATCGCTGCAGGCAACAACGCTATCTACGATATCACAAACGCCGCTATGGTTCTGTACAATAAAGTATGTGACGACATTGTTCGATGCCTACAGGTAATCCCACCAGACAGTATCCTATACAAGGTATACACAAACGCTGTTGGTGAAACTAATATGGCTGTGCTCAACTCTTTTGATAACCTATCTATGTACAACTTCGGTGTCATGGTGGTTACAGAAATGAATGAGCAAGACAAACAATACCTCGAGCAGAACATTCAGATTGCACTTGGTCAAAAGGAGATTGATCTGGAGGATGCTATTGCTATCCGTCAAATCAAAGACATCGAGCAAGCAGAAAGATTGTTGGTCGTTCGCAGAAAGAAACGCATCAAGCAACAACAGGAGCAGATGCAGATGCAACAACAAATGACAGCACAAGTGAATGCACAACAAACACAAGTCGCTGCTCAGATGGAGATGCAGAAAAAACAAATGGATGCACAGATAGACGCACAGCGCATTCAATTGGAGGCACAAGTAAAAGCGCAACTCATTGAACTTGAATACCAATACAAAATACAGATTGAACAACTCAAAGGTCAGTATGGTGTTGTAGAACAACAGGTAGAGAGTGGGGTGCGCCAAGCAGCCGAAGCCGAAGCAGAGAACCGCAAGGATCAACGCATCGACAAACAAGCGTTAGCACAAAGCAAACTCATCGCTCAACGCCAAGGTCAAAGACCACCGCTTGACGAAGACATAGTAACTAACTTAACAATATCATAGAATGTCCTGCTCATCTTGCTCGTCAAGCCCGTGTTCGTGCGGGAAGTCAACTAAAGTAAATCTAAACAATGCGGCCAATGTAAACATCTGTGCACGCAGAGGAGACACGTTTACACTAAAAGCAAACGTAAAAGACTCAGAGGGAACAGCGGTTGATTTGACGCTGTACACCTATAAAATGGAGGTCCGTGAATACGATGACGGTCCTCTTGTAATCACAAGTTCTAACATTACAATCTCGGGAACTGCAGCAGGTGTGCTCACCATTACTATATCCTCAACGAATATGGAAGTAGACGCTGGCACGTATGTTTACGGATTGCAAGCAACACTTACATCTGATAGCACTGTAGAGACATGGTTCTACGGTATGTTCGACGTTGTACAAGATNNCTAATGGCCGAGAAAGGTATCGACATAGAAATTATTAAACCAGGAGTAGTCACCGTTGATATTACAACGGGTGATACCCTGGTCTTTGACTTTACAGTCCCTCAATCTACCAATGTAGAAATTACCCAAGGGCACTTGAAGCAACTCCCTGGTGCTAAAGGGGAGAAGGGTGACAAGGGCCAAAAGGGTGAGGTTGGTCAGAAAGGTGACAAAGGTGATAAAGGTCAGAAGGGCGATACTGGTGACAAGGGTCAGAAAGGAACTACTGGAGAGAA